ATCGTCTAAACCTTTTTGCTAAAGAACCACAAATGGAGATTATGGAAATGAATGAGCCACACAATGAGCGTGCTGAAATGCTCAACGGACGCCTTGCAATGCTTGGTGTCATCGCTGCCCTGGGAGCTTACGCTCTTACAGGTCAGATTATCCCTGGTGTTTGGTAATGGCATTTAGATCAGGACTCGAAGAACAAGTCGCTGATCTTATGGTAACATTGGGTGTCAAGTATGAGTATGAGTCTACTAAGGTTCCTTATCAGATTCAACACAATTACACACCTGATTTCCTATTGCCTTCAGGCATTTTCCTAGAAACAAAGGGATACTGGGATGCAGAAGATCGTCGTAAGATGAAAGCCGTGAAGCTACAGCATCCCGAGCTGGATATCCGCATGGTCTTCCAGAATCCCTATAATAAGATCAGTAAAAAATCAAAGACTACATACGCTCAGTTTTGCGAGCGTTTAAATATACCATGGACAAGCTATGCAAACATCCCAATTGACTGGCTCATCTGAGTTCTCTCACCACGATGCTTGTCCAGACTGTGGATCATCAGATGGTCTTGCAGTCTACACAGATGAGCACACTTTTTGTTTTGTATGTCAACAATGGACAGCAGGAAATGGTTCACAATCATCGCCCAAAACCAACATGAATATGAGTTACGTCGGATCTGCGACCCGTTTGAACAAGCGCAACATCTCAGAGAAGACATGCGAAAAGTTCAAGATATACAGAGAAGGTGATACCCTACGCTTCTACTATCACAACGCTGAGGGTCAAGTTATTGGTGCTAAGACACGTTCTAAGTCAAAAGTATTCTCTTATGAGGGGGAAACGGATGGATCTTTTTTCGGTCAACATCTATGGCGACCTCAAGGTAAGCGAATTACAATTACTGAGGGTGAGCTTGATGCGGCGTCATGCCTTGAGATTGCACCAACATGGGCAGTGGTATCGCTTCCCTCTGGTGCAGCTTCAGCAAAGAAGTCAATTCAAAAGAATCTACAATTTCTTCAAGGCTTCGATCAAATAGTCCTGTTCTTCGACAACGATGAAGCAGGCATAGAGGCAGCTAGGAACGCCGCTACGGTGCTTCCTCCTGGTAAGGTGTACATCTCACGCCTTAATGACTATAAGGACGCTTCTGACGCCTTACAGCAGGATGACTACGATGCATTGACACGAGCCTATTGGGATCCTAAACCATTTAGACCTGATGGTATTGTAGATTGTAAGTCATTACTTGATCTTGTCACCTCACCACAACCACCATCAAATCATGACTACCCTTATGTTGGTCTTCAAAAGATCTTACATGGTGTCAGATATGGTGAATTAGTAACTATCACGGCAGGTTCCGGTATAGGAAAGAGTTCATTCTGTAGAGAGTTAGCTACATCGTTCCTTCAATCTGGAGAACGTGTAGGATACATTGCTCTCGAAGAATCTAATCGTCGTACCGCTCTAGGATTGATGTCCTCAGCAGTTGGTAAACCTCTACATATCGGAGAACATGAACGTGAAGAGTTAGTTGAAGCATTCGATGCATCAATGGCTAACTGGAATCTACATCTCTATGATGGATTCGGTTCATTTGATCCTGATGTTATCTACAATCGTATTGAATACCTGGCATCAGGTCTCGATACAAAGATCATCTTCCTTGATCACCTGTCAATCCTACTATCAGGATTAGATGGTGATGAACGTCGCATGATTGACACTACCATGACTCGCTTACGCTCACTAGTAGAACGTACAGGCATAGCATTATTTCTAGTTTCACACTTACGGAGAACAACCTCAGATGTCAACCATGAAGAGGGAGCTAGAGTTACACTCGGACAGCTCCGAGGATCTGCTGCTATCGCTCAGCTTAGCGACGGAGTTATTGCATTGGAACGAGATCAGCAGAACGGATCTGAACGAAGCTCTACGACTGTGCGAGTCCTTAAAAATCGCTATTCTGGCGAAACTGGTGTAGCCTGTGAGCTACAATATGACCTTGACACCTGTAAATTCAATGAAACAGAATCCAAAGAAGAGTTCGATCCAACAACCGATTTCTAAACCAAACCCACCATCTCCTGAATCAGTCAAGCGTGCTAAGTTTGTCGATAAGACTTACACGTGGAACGGGCGATGAATCTAATCTTTGACATTGAAACAGATGGTCTTCTGAACAATGTTACTACCATCCACTGTCTAGTTATTTATGATCTTGAAACGAAGCAAACAATTGCTTACAATGACCAGGGTAATCAAGAACCGATTTCAAGAGGTGTGCAAAGACTTCAGGATGCGGACTGCATTATTGGGCATAACATCATTGGTTATGATATCCCTGTTCTCGGTAAGCTATACCCTTGGTTTACTTGTCCTACTACTGTGGTTGATACTCTACTTCTCAGTAGGTTGTACCACGCTGACATAATGACAACAGATAAAAAGCATCTCTGGACTGGGATGCCACTTAAACTATACGGAAAACACTCACTCGAATCCTACGGATATCGTCTCAATGAACATAAAGGTTCGTACTGTACCTCTACTGATTGGCAAGAATGGAGCCAAGACATGGAAGATTACTGTATCCAAGACGTACTCGTTACAACAAAACTATGGCAACACTTCCAAAAATTCCTGAATGGGTCTCGTTAGAACATGAAGTACAACAAATCCTCACTCGACAAGAACTACATGGATGGGCATTTGATGAAGTATCTGCATGGCAACTTGCATCTACTCTCCAAGGAGAACTTCGAGAAGCTGAAGAGTTACTACGAAGGAGACACCCTTACGTTAGAGGATCGGAATTCACTCCTAAACGAGATAACAGCTCGAAAGGATATGTCAAGGGTGCACCCTTTACTAGACTAAAAGATCTAAACACATCATCACGCGATCACATCTCATGGATATTGCAAACGTTTTATGGCTGGACTCCGACGCAGAAGACACCTACTGGGAAGCCTATCATCGACGAGGTGATACTGAAGGAGATTGGGACGGAAGTGGCGATGATGTTCCTCCAGATTTTGACGATAACGAAGATGCTTGGAATGATATCAGAAGGAGAGAACGCGTGGCTCAAGCTATCTACGAGTGCTAAACGCATTCATCACCACTGCTCAGTCGCCACATCCACACATAGATGTGCCCACCGATCTCCCAATCTCGCACAAGTCCCGAGCGACGAAAGATTTAGAAAACTCTTTGTCCCAAGTCCAGGCTTGGTTATGGTTGCTGCTGACTTGTCTGGGATTGAGCTTCGGATGCTCAGTCACTATTTGGCACGGTGGGATTCAGGACGATACACAGACATCCTTCTCAACGGTGACATCCACCAGGTCAACGCTGATAAAATAGGTATCTCCAGGAAATTAGTGAAGACGGTCACCTATGCGATGCTATATGGAGCAGGTGATGAAAAAATTGGATACTCTTATGATAAACAACTCTCCTCTACAAATGCTAAACGAAAGGGTAAGGAGATTCGTGCAGCATACGTCGAAGCGATTGAAGGATTGGGAGACTTACTCGAAGCTATCAAGAAGGCTTCAGAAAGAGGGTTCGTCAAGTCTATCGACGGCAGAAAAATTGCTGTTGATTCACCTCACAAGGCGTTAAACTACTGCCTTCAGTCAGGTGCTGGTGTGGTTGCTAAGAGGTGGATGGTTATTAACCAACACACTATTAAAGAAACAAACTTATGCGCCAATCAACTAGCATTCATTCATGACGAACTTCAATTCGAGTGTGCTCCAGAACATGTATCAGAACTATCAACATCCCTGGTATATAGCGCTGCAGCAGCTGGAGAATATTACAACCTCCGATGTCCCATTGGAGCAGAATCAAAACAAGGAATCAACTGGAGTGAAACACACTGATGATAGAATGCAAGAACTGCGGACATCCCGCTTACACGAAACCTAGGCAGAGGACTGAATGCAAGACTTGTATCACCTTCAAATCACGTCATGGGTTTGTACTTACTAGAGAAGACAGAGCAAAGCTAGACGCTGAACCGTGGTGTCACATTTGCGAGACAGATGTAGATCTAGTAATTGACCACTGTCACAAGACAGACAAAATCAGGCACTATCTCTGCCGACGCTGCAACACAGGCATCGGACAATTTGATGATAGTGTTGAACTAATGCAAAACGCCATCA